GCCAGATTGCCATAAGCAAGGTCTGTGGTTGGATTACCATATGAAAGGGACGGAGCTGTCGTCCTTCTCAAAGCACTTCGTTACGATAACGGAAAACCTCCATTGAGGAGTGGATGGCTCTATCTAAGTTCACTCGAGCTTGGTGGTGACATATCTTCCAGTCACGGGGGGGACCGATCTTTGTTCACATGGTTAGTGTGGTGACATTTCATCCAGTCACGGGCGCCAAGAGTGTGTGGCTGACGATATCCTTTCGCCGATAAGCTTCTACCTACTCCAATGACTCGGGAGAGTCTCTTCAGGAGGAAAGGTAAGAAAGGCTGCTCCGAGCCCGTAATCCTTCTTGTAGATAGCATTTGTCCCAGAAGACGCGTAATGGTCGCAAAAACCGCAACTTCCAAAGTCGCTGTCCAGCTCTGCCATCTCCAATTCTGTCAGACCATACCTCGCATAAACCTCAGTTGAATCCACAGTGAATTCAGGGTATGTGGGTGAGTCGACTACCTTGTAGGCGGTAAGAAGCTTGGTAGCTCTGTCGGTTGTGGAATGTTTCTGGGTCGCATACGCGCAAGTTCTTTTCAAGTTCTCGATGAGCGAAAACTTGGCTTGGGGGTATGCTCCTCGGAGGAGAGATGATTGGTGGCGGTCGCAACGTAATTTCACTGACTCGTTCTTTGAGCCAGGATAGTCCCCTTTGGCGGTACCAGAGAGCCTTAAGAGCACCCCTATATTAAGGAGCGGTCTCAAGTCACCAGAGGTATCGAGAACAGGGGAGTGTTTAAGAAATTGCAACTCATGCCAATTAGCACAATTTTCACACGTAACAATGTAGCCGGCCTTTGCGGCCGCAGAGATCACATCTTCACCAGAGCTAATATCTGACTCAGCAATACTCACTGCAATGAGTACGTTGGCCAGGTTATTAACAATAGTGGTGATGGTGACGCCGCTGTACAACCGAGGTTCCTTGGGTTCAAGGGTTATTTTCCTCTTTTTGTTGTACAGGTCCACGATAGTTAGTGGTTGTCTGCACTGGGAGACGAGCTTAACTGCGTCTCTTTGATGATGGGGTGGATGGATTTTGACATACATGTCGAACAATGACTCTGTATGTGAAGCGTCACATGAAGAAATATCAACATTGTAACGCAACACTTCTCCGTTAACTCTCACTGATAAGCAAGCGTCGTCGGAGAAATAGACAAAGTAAAAGCGACCTGGTGGATCAATCAATTTCTTGAAGATCTCAGCCAGTGACCAAGGAGACGGCTCTTTGCAGAACTCTATACTCCCCCCTTCATACAAAAAAGGCTCGTTGAACATAGCATTCTTCATAAACTCCGCTATCCGGAAACCTTGCAATGAAGCAGGGCAACCTAAGTCGGCGATCATCCGGGCAGTCTTATCCGGTTTAGCGATCTCGAAGACTTTCATCTTATAGAGGCCGTATGTGCCGGGCAGGTTCCAGATCTCGTCATGAAGGACGTTGTGGTCCAATATGTCTTTCCAAGACTGTATGCGTAGATCCTTCTTCTCATGGGGATCGTCGTGATGGAACTCGGCTTCGAGCTCTGTTCCTAGGTACTCAAAGAAATGTGGTTCATATCTCTCTCTGAGCATGCGTATGAGGCCGGAATGGCCCTCTACAAACGTCTTCTGATTCGAGCGAAAACGTCCCTCCGCCTCAGGGTCAACTGGAAGGCGGGATTTCGTGAGGCGGGTTGTTCCCTCTCTCACGTTGGAATTGTCATTACCATATAACAAACCATTGTGGCTAGCGCAAGGTCCACCGTGGGTGTAGTAACTGTTATCAGTCTTAACAGTCGCCACCTCCTCGGGGGTAGGTGCGGGCCACTCAATGCGACCGTCCACGAAATACTGCTTACCCCGGACAACAGTGAATCCTTCGTTATAGCGGTATTGGGATGGTTGCACTACTTTGCTACGGACGGTTCCGATGCAGAAGGGGTCTCGCGTAGTGATACAGCTTTTGTACGAGCCCCGCGACGAAAAATTTGCTTAAAATTAACGTCGGCTTTGAGGTTGGAGTCAGGGGGAATAGGGGCGATTTCCGCACTCCCGGGCGGTTTCCGCTTAGTGAACACTGAGCTTAAGCGATTACTCCAACTTACGCTTTTGTTCTTTCCTCCTGGCGGTGGCTGATTCGATCGCGAGTCACCGACTTTGTCCTTTTTGGCGCGCCGACCGGACTTGTGAGCACCCTTCTTCGGTGCCACCGTAACAGATGGCTCTAGAAGGTGTCTATGCATGACAATGCCGTTCACAAAAACACTACCTTCACTGGGAGCGGGTATGGCGCCCCCCCCGTTGGATCCAATCTGAGTCTGCTGCTGACGAGCTCGAAGGCCCATCACCAACATCTGATTGATCATGTGTGTGATAGTGTTGTCGTATATCTCGACGTCCTGTCTAAGCGTAACAAGCAAAGGGTGTTTGCTCAAGTAACTGTAGACATACAAACGCGCCGTATCCTTAAGAGTGGCAGTACTACCAAATAGCATACTGGACGAAATCGCGTTGACGTGTCCATTGTTCAGAAGATCTGTAACTATATTGTGGTATACCAGTCCGGTTGTGGCGTGTGTGTGGCAGCCCTTGAAAGCGTGAAAGTGGTCCTGGTGATTCAGCGTCTTCCAGTCCTTCTGCCAAAACCATTTCAAAGACTCGTGCGTCTTCGCCATTTTGACAGTCACCTCATTGTAACGTAGAGGGTGGGGCAGGTTAGCAGGAATTTCAATCTGCTGGGACGCCAAACAGCTTTTACTGGCTAAAAACTTTTGGAACCGAATCCCCATTTTGTCGGTGGTCTGAACTTCCTCGGCTTGGGTGGTGAAGAGAATCACGGAGATCGTTTCAAGACCTCTTTTTGGGTTAGTGCTAATGAGTGGATACTGCTGCTTTTGCTCTTCCGACCTGTCATCGGCGTATTTCTTGTCGCCGGGTTGGAAGTAGGCTCGCAATTCCTCATTATACTTTTTCTCTCCCCATACTTCACCCTCGAGAAAGGGTTTCTCGTCCTCATCATCCTTCCCCTCACCGATTAAAGCAATCGCTTTATCTCCGGGTGTTAAACCGGGTGGTAAACTTGGTGGGGGGGGGGGCGATGGGCACTCCTGATGTGAGCAATCTTCTTCCGCCGTGGGTAGGATCTCTGATCGCTCGCTGTCGTAACTCTTATCTTCCGTTTGACCATCAGAAAAATAAGTGTCAGAGCTATCGTATGCTTGGTCTTCAACCGGCTCCTGGTGTTTAGCCTCAGGGTCCGGTGGGAAGCAATCGATTGTTCTTGCCTGAGTAATCCTCTTACTAATCAGGTCTTTCATGTTCTCGTCATGATGCGAGAGGTTGGAGTCATGATGGACAAGCGACAGGTCATGGATCTCATGGTCCACGTCCTCATGATGAGAAACGTGTCCATGACATTCCATGTCCCGGCATGCCAAGCCCATCTTGCATCTTCGCCAGCGCTCCTTGCGCTCTGGCTTTGTTTTATCACCCCCCTTCTCTCCACCAGCGGAGGAATTCTGTTGTGAGGAAGCAGCTGCTTTGGTTTTATCGGCCATGCGCTTAGCATAACCTGTCCGCCCACTTGAATGGTGAACGTGGTGCAAAATAGTGCAGTTAAGGCCTCGATCACAATCGTGAGCCTTAATATCCTCCCATCCGCTGGTCTTCAATCCGTTCAAGGGTGCATCGTGCTGATCTCGAAACAGATTGGCGCCCCTGCTCACACGCGATGCAGGGTCTGTATTTTTCTTAGGTTGTCTTCCTGGGTCACTCTTGGCGCGCCCACCATTGCCCTCAAGGGGCAGATGAATAGTTGGCACGCCATTGCTCCCACTGGCTCGATCAGCGGGTTTATGTGTATGCGTATGTAGGGGGAAGAGAGAAGGGGGTTTTGTGTTTTTAGTCTGCGTAGGTATTTTTGAAGTTTGAGCACCGGTGCTCAAACCCTTGGGGATACTGGACGCCTGCAGACACGGCATTCCATTACCGCCGGATCCCTTTCCGGAGGGGGCGCCAGCGAGTTCATGACTCTCGCTGGCAGCTCCCCCCTTACTCGGTGACCGACTCGACGTTCGGGTGTAACCAGTAGGTCGTTGAGTCCGCATGTAAATCTGATTGAAGTTAGCGGTGTATCTAAGACGTGGATTTTAAGAACTAGGACGATTCCAATTGTGACTACCAAAGTCACGGTACAACTCATCGTTGCACAACCGACACCCATATTGGGTGGTTTTACCGCTTGGTAAGGATCATTCATTAGGACGAATCGATATGAACAACCAAAATGCGCAAAAGATCCATAATAAATCTAATGTGACGTGGGAAAAACTGAGGTATATAATATGTTAGGAGCTAGGAGTATTTATGTGTATGTACAATGTATCTATGTATAATAAACAAAGGCGAGAAGGAAACTCGCGTACGGACTTGTACCGCTGCTAATTGCAGTTTCGTAACCGTATCCAACGGCTCCTAGAAAAGGCTGTTGCCCGCGTCTTAGTGAAAGGGGCTCATTCAGGACTCTTACCTGTGCTAATTGCAGTTTCGCAACCGTGTCCAACGGCTCCTATGTGCTATAGGCTATTGCCCGCGTCTCCCATGCGATGATTGGGAGTTACAGGGGTTCACATCCAGGACCTACCTTCTGTCGACCATCATGTACTCGCTGCGTGCTGTGGATTCACGAGTGAGAGATAATGGTGGAGGGCGGTCAGTGGGATCGGGGGGAGGAGTGTCTTCTTCACTCGCAGCAAGCTGTTGGTTGTACCTGTCGATCACGCTAACTGGATCTTCCATGAGAGGCCAGTTCGGGTTCACTAGCCGCACCATGGGCTTGTAAAGCATGACGTCGTACGTGACCCACAACTCTCCGCAGAGGTAACCCGGATCTATGGGACCTCCTTGCGTCACAACGTTAGTGAAACCCATGTAAGTGAGCCGCCTGTCAGGAGCTTTAGTGATATCTTTGGAGATTACCTCATTGATACCGGTGTAAAGCGGTTGAGTAGGTGTTTGCTCAGGATCACACTCCACAGGGTGGAGCATGCTTTCACTGGGTTTGCATGAAGTGGCGTAGAGTGCGTTGTTGGCTGCGACTTTGTCGGTGACGGTAGCATCATACATGTCGTACTGGGTAAAGAGAGTGATGCTCCCCATGGCAGGATCGCCTACAGCGCCAAGCGCATTGGCGGTCAAACTGCGGAATCCGAAGGATAGACCGAGGAACTTATATTGCTCATAATTAGCTGCGACTGTGGACAACCAGGGAAAGGTCCTACGAGACGCTGGATTGAGTGCATAGAGTTCGCCCCGGAATGACTTAGTCATCCGGACGTCTCCTATGTACTCCCTCTTGCGAATACGAGTGGACCCATCTTCTGTGTGCATCATAGGTATTTGAGCAGCCATGGGTGTTTGAAGCCCAAGGGTTGTGTTGTTCTCGATAGGGTAGTTGACAGGCGGGACGGCTTCGTAGTCGCCCCATCCAAATAGGTTGCCGAGGAGCTCTCCAGCGGTCGCTCCTAGAGCGCCGCCGAGGCCAGGCTCGATTGCATTACCCAACATACTACCTACTCCAGAGAGCAAGCCCTTATGCTTATGTTCCTTCTTCTTCTTCTCCTTCTCGTGCCCCCTGGACGGATGTGCCAAGGGGATGGTCGCCGTGCGGATGGGCGGCCTTGGTTGGTGGGACGCGCTCTTGTGAGCCGGTACCCGGGGTGCTCGTAGAGCAGTTGTGCGCGTTGGTGCGACTTTCTTGGTTTGTTGTTGTTTCGGGACAGAGTATAAAACTGTAGGGAATGTCGTTCCACTACAGAGTTCGCCACGATGGCAGATGACTCTTGAACGGAGGTAAAAACCTCCCACATTCGTTGGCACTCCGGTCGAGAGTGCCCTGGAAAGCTCGGTCGTTAACCAAGAACTCCCACACGAGGGCGTTCGCTGAGTAGGCATCCTAATTGCGCCATTGCTCTACCATGCATACACAGCATCCTTCTCAAGACCATCGCCTTAGGCAGATGCGTCAGTTAGTGAGGAAGGGGAGATGCGAGCTCATGATAGCTCTTTGAGTTTCCTATTGTGTAGGTGTGTACCAGGTCTGCCCTGACCAACTCATTAAGCGAAGGTCGGGGTTTATGACGCCGCTAAACGTTACAGCGGTGATAAAAAGGAATTGTTCAAACTCCCGTAAACAGACTCTTATGCTTTGCAAACTCGTCGATTTAAAACTCCTATGCTGAATGCAGAGGTGAAACCACTC